CGACTGGCTACCCCACTCTTCCCAGTTATGGACAATATGTATCTGGACACCTTCTTTTTCTTTGTACCTAATCGATTAGTTTGGTCGAATTGGCAAAGATTTATGGGTGAGAGAGATCCGAACCCAGATAGCAGTATCGATTACACGATACCGACAATGACCAGCCCAACTGGTGGTTATGCGGTGAATTCACTGCAAGATTACATGGGGCTGCCAACAGCAGGACAAGTTGATGGTTCAAGTACGGTTACCCACTCGGCCTTATTTACAAGAGCTTATAACCTCATCTGGAACGAATGGTTTCGCGATGAGAATTTACAGGACAGTGTTACTGTGGATAAAGGCGATGGGCCGGACACCTATTCTAATTACTCATTATTACGACGCGGAAAGCGGCATGATTACTTTACCTCTGCCCTACCGTGGCCACAAAAAGGTGACGCCGTAACGTTACCGTTAGGTGATAGAGCTAATGTTGCGTTTGACGGTGCGGGAACGTCGTTTGTTAATGTATACAGCACTATAGATAGTGCAGAACGTGGTTTGTATGTAGGTGCTGGTAGTCAGATAGCTATTGGTACCACGACGCACGGTAGCGGCGATGGGTTGTATGCGGATTTGTCGACTGCGACAGCTGCGACAATTAATAGCATTCGTAATAGTTTCCAAGTGCAGCGTTTGTTGGAACGTGATGCACGCGGAGGTACACGATATACAGAGATCGTGCGGAGCCATTTTGGCGTTATAAGTCCAGACGCACGTTTACAGCGACCAGAATATTTGGGAGGTGGAAGTGCTCCGATCGTTATTAATCCAATTGCTCAGCAAAGTGCAACGGCAGCTACAGGAACAGACACTCCCCTTGGTACGTTGGGTGCTGTTGGTACTGGTTTGGCTGACGGTCACGGTTTTTCTCAGTCTTTTACTGAGCATGGCATTATTATCGGCCTTGCATCGGTACGGGCTGACCTGACGTACCAACAAGGCTTGCATAAGATGTATTCGCGTTCTACGCGTTATGATTTTTATTTCCCAGTCTTTTCGCATTTGGGCGAACAAGCGATAGAGAATCGTGAGATTTACTGTGACGGTACGGCTAATGACGATGGCGTATTTGGTTATCAGGAACGTTGGGCGGAATACCGTTATAAGCCCAGTCAAGTTACTGGTTATATGCGATCAACCTCGGCAGGTACATTAGATGCTTGGCATTTGGCTCAGAATTTTGGTTCATTGCCAACCCTTAATGCCACATTTATTGAGGATAATCCGCCAGTTGATCGTATTGTTGCAGTAGGTTCGGAAGCGGACGGAAAGCAGTTTATATTTGATGCGTTTTTCAATATAGATATGGCTAGACCAATGCCAATGTATAGCGTGCCCGGATTAGTGGATCATTTCTGATGGCTTTTTGGAGCGCGGCAGCGCCAAAAATACTTGGAGCATTAGCTGGAAGTGTAGCAACTGGGTTATTTAATCAAAGATCTGCGAATAAGCAGATGCAGTTTCAAGATACAAGCAGCCGTACGCAATATCAGCGTGCGGTTGCAGATATGAAAGCGGCTGGTTTAAACCCTATGTTGGCTACAAAGTTAGGAGGCAATGCCGCAATGAGCGGAGCCAGTGCGAGCATGCCAGATTTGGGCGCTACGATTAATAGCGCGGAGAATTTAAGGCAAATGGCCCCACTCCGGGAGGCTGAGGCCAGTCTTAAACGTGCTCAGCGTGAAGTAGCAAGAATGCAACCCGCGGAGATTGAAGCAAGGGTTGATCAGATTAGGACGAATATTAGCGAGAGCGAAGTTCGTCAGGAGTTACAGTCATTAGATATACGCGAAAAGCGTTTATTAGTTATGACTTTAGAGTCGGCTCAAGATTTAGATCCTGAGGCGTACAAGCAGTTAAAGTTTGGGTTTAACAAAACGTTGTTAGACGGTTTGATTGAAACAAGTGTAAATATAGAAAACGCGATGCCGACAGAGCGAGATGTTATTAAGTATTTTCAAAATCTTAAGGATTCTGGCGAGCGTACGTTTGGTAAAGCGTTAGAACTTTTGGAGAAGTTGCAATGATGGAAGTTAGAACTCCATACAATTACGATCGGGATGAGGTGTCGAAAAACACCGCGCTCGTATGTGAAGACGAAAGTCTGGCTCAGCAAAATATGAAAGCTGAAACAGATTTAAATGTAATGATTAGGAAATACGGCGTTCTTCCCGCTCAAGAAGTGAATTGGAAGGAGTTTGATGCAACGGTAATTCCAAAGGATTACCATGAGTTGCAGAATATGATGAAAGAAGCGGATGCTGCGTTTCTTTCATTGCCTGGGGAAGTTAGAGCTCAAGTCGATAACGATCCAGCTAAGTTTCTTGCGATGGTCGATGCAAAACAGGCAGAGATCAAAAAGCAGGAAAAGGAAGCCGCGAAAGCGGACAAAGGTAGCGTCGACCCAGCG